GTTCATTACCAACATAGTTGTCTAACGTTTGTGGGCGATATGCTTCACACCATAACGAATTATCTATTTTCATTCACAATCTCCAATAAGGTATCGGGCTCCAATGGTATATCCATAAATTCTGGCGACCACTGTGAATTCATACAACCGTTAAATATAATGGGAAATAATATTATAGTCAAGGTCTTGACAAAATGTTTTCTGTTCATTTAAACAATATCTCTATGTTTTTTAAAAATATAATTTCCACTACCAACGTGCATTATCTGTGTATATCCCAAGTCTCGTAGAGCATCCAATCCGGTGTATGGTTTTTTAAGTTCTTTATGTAACACCTCAATAAACACAGTTGGATTATTATTTAATAGAGTTTGTTCTGCTCCTCGCAAAGTATTTACTTCATGTCCTTCCACATCCATTTTTATAAAATCAATATCTGTAATATTGAAACTATCCAATGTGGTGGTTTCTATATCAATGAACTGCTGTTTATGTTTTGTATTTTTTGATTTTATTTTCCATTCGAGAGTAGAACTTCCAGAATTAAAATCTAATTCCTTCATTACCTTTACATCATTTTTATCTGAAAGTGCGGTCTGGTGAATAGAAACATTGTTATAAGAATTTAAATTCTTCTTGTAACATTCTATGTGTTTTGAAAGGGGTTCAAAGGCATATACCCTGTCAAAGACTGTAGCCATACGGAGACTCCAGATACCAACATGGGCACCAATGTCCAATGCAGTACGAGTAGAATGTATGTGTTGGGTAACCACGTTCCAATGTTTAATTTCATAATTGGAAGACCAGTTTTGCCATTCTTCATTGTCAGGTATCCACAGTTTATTATCTCTGGCCAATTTCATAGTATGTATTCATATCCTTTTTTAGTAAATCTAATGTCTTTGTGTTGTCGTAAAGCATTTCTATAACTTGACCATTTAATTCTCATTCCCCAATTAAGATGGTTTATAATATCTTCTTTTGTGGCGAATCTTTTCTTCTTAATAAAGTTTACAATTTCTTCTAGGGTTTCTGTCTGACCAACTGCTCTAAGATCAAACACATTGTCCCACCCATCAAACCATTCATCCACTCTATTACCCCACAACATATTATTTGCAATATCTGTAGTGTCATACTCAATTGGGTTGTCTAACATATTTTCAAACTTAAGTAAGAAATCAACATCACCACTATAAAAATAAGGATAGTCGTGTGGAACCATTTCTGGATAACAAAGTTTGTTTGGTAATAGATACGGTACACCAACAGACAATCCATCGGTAGTAGATAAACTCCAAGCAGAATACTCTTGGAAAGCACCCACACCAAACTTAACGGTTTGCATAAATTCCATGTAGGATTCTTTATCTTTGAAATCAACAGCTTTGTTCCACGGTCTATCTATTTCTGTAAGAGTAGTATAGACCACAAAGTCTTGGCGAGCTTCCCATAATTTATCCATCTGTTTAACAAACCAATTCCATCCTGTATAACCAGCAGACCTGTGATTAAAAACCACAGTCTTATCACGATAGGAATCTTTATCTCTCGGAGTCACACGATCAACACCAAGATAATGTGGTTGAATAATATTTTCTAATTTTCTAAGAGTATTACGATTATAATCATTTTCTGCCTCACTAATAACCTTACGTTTCAGCCAGTTACTATTAACACCACACTGATCCATTTCAAGAATACCTGAAATGTTTTCACGAAACATGGTCTTGTCATACTTTGCATTTTCTGAAACTTCAAACCAGTGAGAGTATCCAATAATCTTAGGAGTTATGTTTGTGTTATTGAACACAGCATTAGCTATTAAGTTTGTATGTTCTGGAAGATGGGAATAGATTATATCAAAATCATTACGCTTCCAATCTATAATATTAAGAAACTTGAAAACATCAAAGTGAGTTCTCATTGTATTTGGATATGTGGGCAATTCGTAAATTATTTGTTCTACGTTTGACCGACCTCTCAGACTATGAATTGTTGACGGAGTAATTAACGTATAGTTAATTTTAAATCTGGTATCCAAATAATCTATTACTGGTTTAATTACTTGTACGAAACTATCTGCTTCAAGATTTTCTTGAAACGTATAGTTTCCATAGATAAGCATTTGATAATCAAATTGATCATGTTCGTAGTCATCTTCCAATATACTATTTATACTATTAATGTTTATCATCTACCAACGTCTCCAATATATGTTTGTCTAGCCTGTTCCCATGACATATCAATCATCTTATTGTAGAATAAGATTTCATCTTTGATTCTATTTTCTTCATGGAGCTTTACGTAACGCTTAATAGCTTTTGGCTTCCACCAATCAACTACTGAATCTATATCATTTTCTAATTTTGTCAATGGAACCAGTTCATCTTTCGTAATCTCACCACGTAAAAATTCTCTAGCGTTTTCATATCTCCGTGCAAAATATACTCCACGTTCAAAACCATGCTTGTATTTTGATTCTTTAATACCAGCAAGTTTAAAAATCTTGGAGATTGTCTTTTGTTTTACACCAGTGGGCGGACCAGACTTTTGTTGTTTACCATTGATCTCCTGTTCATACCATTCTGGTTCTTCTCTCTTTACGATCTGATGCCACTCGTCGTAGATGTCATCGTCGGGCTTAATACTGATTGAGCCTTTACTCTTACCCAACTTCTTCCAGAACGGGATACTATTGTACATACTTGCTGAACCGTACAACGAAGTTGTGGTCAATCCAGCCAATACATTACCATACACCTTTTCCCAAGTATCAGCAACAAGTTGTGTGGTCAGCATTGAAGCAACCAACTTACCACCAAGAAAGTTATAACCGAATGGTTGGGTAGCCATGATACAAGTACCAATGGATGTGTTGTTGAGCTTACCACCCAACTTAACATCCTTATCCCATCCGATATATTCATCACGACATGAAATTGAAATTACATCACTACCAAGTGACACCGCTCCAAGATACTTTTGTGTTACATCATCATACACCAAGAATCTAAGGAATCTGCCTGGGTTCTGATCGAACTGCATGGTATGTGAAAATACCCTGAGCATCAACCAATCCTGCAAGTCTTCCTTAGATTCAGCGTGTCGAATTCTTGGCTGTATATTACTGATTTCTTCTACTGTCTGATCACGGTTAGTGATATCGGTTGGTGTCCAAATCTTAGCCTTGACCACCCTAGACATATCAACCTTCTTTTTATACTTGCCGGTAATTTCCCTATACTTTTTGTATAGGGTTTGTTCCTGTACCGGCATACTCTTAAGCATATCCATGTTATTCTGTAGACGAATGCTAGCATCATCCAAAGAAGTTTCTTGAACATCAAAGAAATCAGAAAATGACATATTAATCTATCGTGTCGATTTTAACCAAGTAGTATGTTGACCACATATTATCAACCGAAAACTTAGCAACAGCAAGTCCAGCGGTAGATACATTCAACACACCGTTCTTACAATCTTTGTTAGCGGAAAGAATGTCCTTAAAATATGAAGCAGAGAAACTAACCGGATTGAATGACTGACAAGCAACGCCGGTGCGCATCTTAACACGATTGGTGTTGAGTGACGAGAAACCAAGAACAATACAAACCTGTTCATCTTCACAGACAACAGTAAATGTATCAACTTCGGGGAGTGCGGACTTAGCCTTAATAAAGGTGGACACGAATGTCTCGTCCAAATCAATACTAATATCGAATTCGGGGAGGTCTTTCAAGGAAGGGACAGCAGGAATAATTGCTGGGTCTGAAAGAACAAACCTAGCTACATTATTACTGTCCGAAAATTCAAAGGATGTACTCTCTACATCTAGGTTTACTCGTTCATCAAGAACGTTCAGAATAGAACGGAGACGAGCAGTCTCATAGATAGCATACTCTCCAGCAGGAACACCCATACCTTGAGCCTCTACTTCAACTAGTACGCTTTTGTCATCGGAGATGGCTTTGGTTGTGAGACTACCATCTTGTGATGTAAACAATACACTCTCACAAGCACCACCCAAATTGTACTTATCCAGATACCGTTGGAATACGGACTTCTCAATCATAAATAACCTCTTATTGTTTTAATGTTTACCTATAAATTTAACAGCGTTTGCTACAAATGTCAACCCCTAGAAGGAAAAGAATTGAGTTGCACTCTTATTAATATCCATCGGGAGTTCTCCCCAATCCAATGCAACATAGAAGTCTTTCATCTTTTTTCTCATTTCTGCGTCAAATAGTCTACGATGATCACAATATTCTTTCAGATATTTCATAACCTGTGGGGGATCTTCATAATCTTTAAACGCTAAGCAATCCATTTTGAATGGATTATCTTTTAAAAGACAGTACTTAATCTTCTCACCACTTGAGATGGGAGGAAATTCTTTATCAATCTTTAATTGTTTCAATAGATGATTATAATTGATAGCAGACTTCACGTGCATCGGAGTACCTTTCTTATGACCACCATCACCAGCATCATACTTTTTAATGTTTTTAGCTGCTGTATTTCTGGCGACCTCAGTTGGTTCGGCACCTCGCATCTCATTGTAGAAGTCCATGAAGTCATTATCAATCTGATCTTTGTCTGTTCCTTTCAAAGCATCAATAATAAATTTCCTCATGTACGTTTTGAAATACTGTGGAAAGGTTGACCGGATAATATCAAGACCCTTGACGCCTAACTTGGGTTCGATAGCTACATCCTTTTCTAAGTCGTATGTCTTAAGCATTGCATATCGTTTCTTGGCAATCCAGATACCAGAACTGGCAATTACTTCACCTTTGATAAATAATCTATGATCCTTACAATTGAAATAATCCAAAGACATATGATCATAATAAGCATTAAGTCTGTCTTCAATAAATCTAGCAAGTTTAATTGTATTTTCTTGAATGTCGCCATTGAATTTATGTACTAGTGGTACAGATGAAAAGTAAAGAGAATCTGTGTCGATGTACACACACCAATCCTTTTCACTAGCAGCTTGTTTTTCATTGTAGTTATTGAATGCTATCTGATGCTTTGCAACCTCTTCACTTGATCGTGGTTCAGCACCAATCTGTTCAAATAAATTATTAACAAATACTTCAGAGTTTTTAATTACGTCCTGACCAACAGCTGTAACAGCAAGAGCGTTATCAAGGTCAAAAAATCTAAAAACTGGAAGACCAAGAACTCCGTATAGTGAGTTAAGTAAAATCTTTTGAATGTGTTGTCGTCTATCATAATAATCTGCAAGCTCCTCATTACCTTCATTAGAATGCTTCTTCATTAAATCTTTATATTCTACTCGTTCACCAAACCATTGATCTAGAATGGCTGGAATTACACCCTTCTTATCTTGTCGATATAGAATACCATTGGTGCTGATTGCTAGATTGTTATCCTTAATAAAGTTTTTAAACTGATCGTTAGTTAATTTAACAATCTCGCCTCCAGTTTCTACGGTTATGTGTTCTAATTCACCAGAAACATATTTCTTATTATCCCAATTAGGAACGCTTCCAACCTTTGTCTCTGGTGAAATGTTGAGTGACATAATGATACTAGGATACAGAGATTGTAAATCAAGGGAGAACAACCAATCATACTTGGCAGGACGAGGAGCCTTAACGTATGCTCCTGTGAAACCTTCTCCCTTTCTCGCATCCATTAATTCTCGGCCCTCTGGATCACGATCTGTGACCACCATACCCTTACGATGTAGATATGTTACTAGAGTTCCTTCAAGAAAACGTGATGAATAACCATAATCTTCATAGGGAACGTGACCGATATGACAGATACCTCTGACCAATTCGATTAGCTTCATTTTCTTTTCAAGTTCTACAATGATCTCAACGTCTCGTAAGTTATATTCAATAAACTTATCAATGTCACTCTCAAAGAGATCGTCTAGAGTACCATCGTATTCAATCTTACCCATGCCCAATTCAATTCTACCAACAGTATCAAGTCGATAGTTGGGAAGCTCACTGTAAGTAAACTTTTTATATAGATCAAGATAATCTAAGCTGGAAATACCAGCCATCTGATACTTCATTCGGTAGTTTGAATATTTAACCTTTTGAATACAGGACATCCTTAGTGCATGATTGTATCCAAGAACGTGCTGAAGTCTACGATACAGATACGGAACATCGAAATTATCACTGTTCCATCCTGTAATGATAGTTGGACTGATTCCCTCCCATAGATCTAGAAAATCATATAGAAGATCGAATTCGTTTGTATAAAATTTAACCGTAGTATTATTCTTGGAATGATTTTCTTTAGCACCAGATTTGTCCAGAACTAGCACATGGTACTCATCTACTATCTGGTCATACAATGCTATAGAGGTTATTTCATTATTTGCGGTTTCAATGTTCGGAAGTTCCGGCGTCATCGAAACCTCAATATCAAAAATGACTAGTCGGTGACCTTCGGAGGGTTCATCACTGTCAAGATATACGTCGGTCAATACCCGTGTTTCAATCGGGAGATCGCTTTCAAAAATGTCGGGGTCTGATTTTACAAACCGTCGAGTCTTTGAACATTTCTCCCCATTAAAACAGAGGTGTTGACCACGGGGGTTTTTCCGATAAGCGTACTGGTATTCTTTAGCGGGGAAAACATAATAGCCTTTCTTATCATCCCAGATATGGACATGATCGTCAGCTAAATAAATATTTTGATAAATTCTAGTACCCTACTTGTTGTTTTGGTTTTTGTGCATCTTTGCTTGATTTTCGTAATAGAGCTGTTTCCTTAAATGAGCATCTCTTTCTACATTAAATTTAGATAAAGCAGCGTCATGTGTCAAGTCCTTATTTTCGGGCAGACTAATCCATGTTTGCCAAGGTAAAAATTCATGGTAATTTGTCATACTTATTCTCCTGTACTGCCGAATCCATCTTGACCACGACCATCAGTAGTTTCGATATCATCAGCTTCTTCGATTTGAAAGTTTGTAACTGGAATCAGAACTAACTGGGCGATCTTCTGACCGGGACCAATTACTTGCATAAACCCACTAGCATTATGTATTGCTACGTGTATTTCTCCCGTGTAACCATTATCAATAACTCCTGCCACAGTAAATAGTTTAAGTTTTGTAGAAACCGAGGATCGGTCCTTGACAATACCACCGTATCCTTCAGGGAATTGTATTGCTACTCCTGTCCGAACTGTCATAGTTGCGCCCGGACCAATTTGAGTCGGACCAACTGAATACAGATCGTATCCTAAATCACCCTCATGTGCTTTTGTGGGTAACAATGCATCTTCATGTAACCGTTTTACTTTCATCTTGTCATCCTTTGGGATATCCCATTCAATAATATTATCTTCGTTAAATGTTCCAGATGTTGGGGACTCGCCCAATCCAAAAGCGTGGACAGTTCCAAACGTTAAGTTTTTCCATACTGACATGACTCTTCTCCTTATACTACTTCACAAGCACCACCGCCACAGGCGATAGTATCTTGGACTTCAGTAGTATCCTCTAGTTCAACAATATTGTCCACATTAATTTCGTGCAACGACTGTAACATTTCTGTGTACGTTTCTTCATCACAATCTTCAAAGGGAGCCTGGGTATACGTGTGATCGTCAAAGGGCAGAACAGAGAGTGCGGTGTACATATTTCTATTTGTCCACATCCAATTACCAACTGCGTCCCACTCGTCATCTTTAATAGACACCGTGGTTGACACATTGTTTTTGTTCTCACCCTTACGGTGACCGGCTCTAACCCAATCACTCCACACTGTCTGAACACGACTCAATAATTCCATAGCACTTTCTTGTCGTGTAATAGCACCGTCTGGTGCTTTCTGTGGCACTTGAATAACGGCCTGTTGGGTTGGTTTAAAGAATTCATCTTCAACTAACTCTGGACGATTCTCCAAGAGGTAGTTATAGATTGCCTCGTTCTTACCCACTCTCAGTCTACGAATGTAATGTTCATTATGCCATGCGTGAATACCACTACTGGAACCCAAGACTAACGATGATGTTCCTTCGGGCTTGACTGTCGTTGTTCTAGCCGCTGGATTAATTCCAATCAGATCTGCTACTCTCTTGTTTTCTGCCTTGACCACAGCAGCAGCATCTTTCATACTCAGGTCTAAGACTTTTCCAGAAGCAATGCCTGTCATGGACACACCAATCAATGCTTCTTTCTCAGTTGTTCTTTTCCAAACGTCACGAAGGTAGTGGAAATCAGTATAAGATGCTTGTAGTGTAGCAATAAACGTTGCAGCTTTTGCTCTCTCGTTATAATCTTCTTGATCAGTAACGTCCGATGCGTTGATTGTGACCAAGTTACAGAACTGATATGGTCGTAGACTAATCTCAGCACACGGATTCATTCCCCAATCTTTATCGTTGGTGAAAAAGAAGCCGGGTTCTCCAGATTTGGAAGCCTCAATCTTACCCCACAGATCCATAAACACATCCTTCTCAATTTTGTGTCGGACAATTACAGCACTGTTGTTAGCACGTGCAAGGTGTGGATTAGTTTCCCACCAGTTACCAAACTTACAGGTAAGCATTTCTTTGTCATTAAGATCAAACAAACTGATCATGGCTGATCGACGAATTCCGCCAGACAATACAGCATCCGCAATATAACAATTGATTTCATGGACCTCAAATGGAGTTAGTTTCTCGCCGTCCTCCTTCCGGTCTAATACCTTACGAACGTTGTGTAGGCAGTCGTGTAGGGGTTCTGGACCGGGCGCCTTACCACCGCTGGTGATTAGTCGTGCACCTTTTGGTCGGACATCACTGAAGTCAAATAGTGGTAGGGAACGTCCAGCAAAATATGCCTTCATTAATACCTTAACAGCGTCTGACCAACCTTCAATGGAATCGCCTACTAGGTAGCGTCGAGTTTTTGTTGGTCTACGAATCTCTGGTAGTTTTTCTACGTGGTCAGACTGAACTGAGTAACCCACACCAACACCAGATAGAAGTAAAAACATTACCTCACTAAAACATTCGTAACTATCCATTGGAAGAAAGCAACAATTATAGATCCTAGCATTATTAATAGCAGCAGGCTTTCCAGCAAACTGCATTGACCTCATGCTAGGTAAAATTTTGCGATCATGGACGAATTGATAAGCAGCATAAATTTCATCTTTTAATTTTGGATATCGCTTAACGTGCATCAATTTATTTCTAGTTACAATCTCGTCCCAATTTTCTCTACGATTTACTTCGGGAATATACTTTGCGTACTTCATGTGTACTGTTACATCAGATAAAATTTGAGCTGCTAGTTCCATATTTGTATCTCCAGAGGGTTAAATGTGAGTTAATACTTAATCTTCATCTGACTGAAAACCTTTCAACTTATTGGCAAGAAACTTCTTCATATTTTCTTCACCATTAGCCATAGTTTCCTGCAACTCACCACCCTCCGAAGATGTAGGATCGTGTACTTCGATCAAACCCTTCGCAGTATCCATTTTTACGGGCAAAGTAACTCCGTCGGCACCAAATCGGTTCTTCATTATGTGCAAACGAGCAGTATTATTAATTTTGTCTTCAGTCTTACGGCTAATAGAGAGTAGAACGTCGGCAGTTTTTACCTTGTTGTAGCTCTCACCGATCTTATCGGCTTCGATTACTTCATCGTTAATACTCGACCGCTGAGTTTGACTCGCGGTCCAAATTGGAACTTGTAGCTCGCCCGCCATGGATCGAAGTTCCTCATAAATATATCCCAACTCTTCATGTCTTGCGTTAGAACGAGTGGGTGTTCTCATCAAGTCAGCGTAATCAATTATTATTAAATCTGGTCTGAATTCTTGTATCGACAACTGATCAATATGAGATAATAATGTATGATGTGATGCTGTTCTTGTTGGGAAGTACTTAATAAATAGTCGTCCATTTACTTTTTCGATGGTCGATTTTACTGTTTCTAGATGATGTTTTAGGGCAGAGGGTTCAATTCCAGTGAAGGAAGTGTCATATCTGATACCTTGATAGTTCTCGTTGAGTTCATATGTGTAGTGAACTACGTTTTTTCCTTGTTTCAAAGCACTCTTACCAAGATGGGTTAGTGCCCATGACTTACCGATACCAGATGGGGCAGCAATTACACCCAACTCTCCCGGTCCTAGCCCACCGTCAAGATATCTATCAATAACAGACCACCCCGTGGGCATGGTATCTCTAGCGGCTTCGAGGTGTCGTTTTTCAAAATCAATATCCCACCGAAGACCAACATCTTTTTGTGTTCCAGCCTTCATGGCTGAATCAATCATTACCTTGATCTCACCATACTGACCACGCTGTAGTAAATCGGCGGACCTAAGAATAGCACTCTTTAGAGTTTGGTTTTTACAGAATTCAAGAAACTTATCCTGAACATATTCTAAATCGGTGTCGTTAAAATGATGTTTACTATTTTTGAGCTGATCTAATACCTCAACCTTTAAACTTTCATTCTTTGCGATCTCACCAAATTCAGCACGGAAAAATTCTACTGTGGGATTCTTTCGGTATTCATCAAAGTAATCAATAATCTTTTGAACAATCCACTGAGATGCCTGACTCTCGAAAAAGTTTGGATTAAGTACATCTCTTGCCTGTGACAAGAAAGCTCCGTCACGGATTAGAGATGCGATTACTTTTGATTGAAATGCTGGTCCAAATTCGGTTATTGTATCTACGTTAGAGTTATGATCTACCATTGAATCTCGTCAGGGGTGTAAAGGTTTGTTGCAACCAAAAGTCATAGTTTTGTATTGCTGGTAGAACGTTATACTCTTTAAGAAGATTTGTCAAGTTATCTTTGTCAAGAATTACTTCGTCCTCTTGAACCCGATTCAACACTGTCATCTTATTATTAGCGCTCATGTTAACCGAAGACAAAGACATCAGATAGAGATTTCTCTCAATTATATCTTTGTTATCTACAATTTTTTTCATAACTTTTGATTTACTTGCTTGTGCTATGTCCATCAATTCATCTAAAGTAACTTCTTTTTCTTCTGCAAACTGAGGTGCGTGTTTTAGTAGGGTCTTTGTCCCAATACCTTTGATACCTGAGATATTATCGCTGTTGTCACCAATGAGTGACCTATACAGCAGAAAATTATTAGGATGAATGCTGTGTTCTTCCAAAATAATCTCTGCTGTATAGGTTTTCTTCTTCATTGGATGCCAGATAGTAATATTATCGTTGACCAATTGTAAGAAATCTTTGTCTGTTGAGTAGATGATACTCTCACCACCCTGTTCTGCTGTATGAGTAGCGATATAAGCCATAATATCATCTGCCTCTACATGGTCAAGGGTAATGGTTGTAATGGGTAGATTCATCAAAGACTTAGCCGATATGACCAATTCTCGTTTCATCAAATCCCGTTCATCTTGTGCTGTTGTCATGTCATAGGCACGGTTCAATCTTGTAACAGGTTTACGTCCGGCCTTATACTCAGGATATATGTCACGACGGCGTTTGCTACCACCTTTACCATCAAAGATTACATATACTCTAGTTGGATTGACATTACGAATAGCAAAAGCGATTGACCGAAGGAAGCCAGTTATGCCCCCAATATGATTACCATTGTCATCCATAGTCGGGATTGCTGCAAAACTACGGATAAAGGTATTCATTCCGTCAATAATCAATACGCGGTCGTTTAAAGAAAGACTTTCTTGTTTTTCTTTCTCACTAAGCATATCGTTAAATGCACTCAACAGTTCTTCAGTCATTATTCCTCGCTGGTTTCTTCAAAGATTGGTTCTTTATCTGTGGAACGGTAAGACATAATAACCTTTTCACAGATATCTTCATAAATCATTTCCTTTCGTTCCACATCTTCTTCTAGAAACTCTGGAAATTCTTTTGATTGAAACTTGTGTTCTTCACCCTTACCATCGGTAAAAGTATACCAAGCTCCGGCCTGTTTAATCAACTTGTTTTCTTTCATTACTTTTAACCACGATGCGTAATCATCAATACCACGATCAAAGTAAATATCAAACTCAGCAACTCTGTGTGGCGGACCACAACGATTCTTTTGAACCGTAGCCTTTACTGTCACACCAATCACATCACCATTACTGTTCTTGATCTTACTTTTAGTAGCAAGACGTAATCGAACAGAGGCATGGAATCCGATTGCCTTACCACCACTTGTTGTGTATGGATCAGCGAACGGCATTGCGTTCATCTTTTGTCTAAGTTGGTTTGTAAATATCAAAAGAACACGTTGTTTAGCAATCATTCCAGTAATCTTTCTCATAGCCTTACTGAGAATAATAGCCTTATCAGTAGCGTATCCATCTTTACCAAAGTCTGCTTCAATTTCTTTCTTGGTTGAAGCAGCAGCGATAGAATCAACTACAATCGTGACCAACTTATCCTTGTGAGATTTCCTAACCTTCTCAATGATTTCGGTGACCATATCAAATACATCCTCAAGAGCATCTGCTTGAGCATATACCATCTTTGACATATCAAGACCAATAGAACGCCAGAATTCTTCATTCGCTGAAGATTCCGTATCAATCATTACACCAATACCATCAGCCTTTTGTGTACTCGCTATAGCATGAGCGGCTAGTAGACTCTTACCAGATTGTTCAAGTCCCGTTAACTCTACAATCCGACCCACCGGCAAACCACCATGTGGACGATTGCTAATAGCAAGGTCCAACATGGTGGCGCCAGTAGAAACCCAATCATCTAAATCAATTGGAGTGTCTTCATTACCGTCCAGAAAATAAGCTACTTGACCGTCATTTTTCATTAACGAATTAAGACTATCAGCAATAGTCTGTGCTAATTCATCACGGTCTGGAGTATCAACCTTTTTCTTTATTGGCATCTATTACTCTGCGAACAGAGATTCAAACTCATCTACAGCACTAGCAACGGGAGTGGCTGTTGTTTGGGGAGTAGGTGCTTCTACGACGGGAGCCGTGACCTGTTGAGTTACGCTAGTCTCAGGGGCATCGGCAGATCCATCGGGATCAAGATACCTCTTGAGGAAAGCGGACAACTCTTCGAAGGTAGGCTCTGTGTAGAGAGAACGAAGGTCGGGTTGATTTGTTGACCAATCAGTCAACAGCTGTGGATCTTCCGACAGGGGAGTCTGATTTGGCTTAGCCATAACCGAAGTCTTAGCAAAGTTAGTATCACTCTTGTCCTGTGGAACGTAGGTAATCGTGATATCGCGACCAGTTTCTAGGTGAGTAATATCACCGTAGTCTGCATCAGCGATGATCTCAAGCAGCTGCTTGTAAACAGTCTTACCGAACGACCAGAAACGAACACCCATATCTTCCTCACCACGAACCACTACAGGAACGTAGGTACGGAGCTTGGGCATGAATGCACGAGCCTGTTGATACGACTCACGACTACCATCACCACGAAGGTTGTCTGCAAACTCAGCAATCGGATCACGATTACCATAAGTCATAGGACTAAGATGGGTCTTGTTTCCAAGGTAATGAAAATAAAGTTCTGAGAAAGGATTCTCAGGACGATCAGCGAGAGGAACGATACGAATGACCGTCTTACCCTCTTGAGGGCGCCAGATGGAAGATTTGCGATCTCCCTGTCCTTGGAACGATCCGAGCTTTGCACGTAGTGCAGCAATGTCTAGTGACATAGTACTTCTCCTTATTGTTTAGGGTTTAATTTTAAACTACATATGTAATCTAATGGTTTTTAGTGTTGTTGTCAAGTCTTATAGTTTAGTTGTTACAATTTATCTTCTTACGATCCTAGCACGCTTACCACTCATTCCAGAAACAGTATCGTCGCCGTCTCCTCTTAATTTATCTAACTCCGATCTACGTTGATCCATGTCGCCTTTGAATTGTGTGTCGTCATCCATCGAACGAATTTTTTCTACCCGGGCCTTATGTTGTTTTAATTGAGCGGCAGCTTGCTTTTTCCATTCTGGCCCCTTCCCTTTCATATCTCTAGATATTTTCGACGCTAAGTCTTTTCCTTGTTGACTAGCCACATCTAAAGCATACTGTTTAGGAAAGTCTCTAGCGAATGTGGCTTGTGCTTCAGCGTTTCCTTTTTGTTTCCAAGCCTGTCTAAGAGATTGTGCACGTTTTAATTTATTAGCTTTATCTCCTTTTACATTAAGAGCACTAGGATCGGATTGGGCGCCGGGCTTGGGACCAACTTTACCTTTTCGTCTTTTTTCAAATTCGTCGTGATATATTTTAAAGGCTTTTCTTTCTGGTTCAGTAGTCTTCCGATACTTGTCTCTATATGATCCCGTCCCACCACGCATATCGGCCTTTACGTCATCCATGTAATCACTGATCTTATTCATTCTTTTTTCAAGGTCTTTATCGGATAGGTTTTTAACAGCGTGTGGTCTAGTATCACCCAATCGTTTTGCTCGGGCCGCGTCAGCCGTTCCTTTCTTAAGGAATTTATTACGTAGCTTAGCTCTATCTTTCTCTGGTGACGATCCCATTCCAACGTTGCCAGTATTTTTTGGTTTATCAGCAAAATCTTTTGCTTTGTATGGTTTACCAACAATTTTTTTATAACCCTTTTCCAAATAGTATAAATCGTCTTCAAAGTCAGCACCACCATAATTTTTATACATTGGGTCTTTGGGTGTAGTATCAAAAACTCCCGTCCATTGTTTATCTATGTGTTGAATTTTATTATGAATAAGTTTTGCAGCTTTATCCTTATTTTTAACAGTAGAAACTTTATCTAAGAAACTATCAATACGTTGTTTATTTGCCTCTCCACCCGCTGGGGATTCGCCTGGGCCCGTGTCACGTGTAAAGTTGGGTTCTTTTTTATCTAAGTCTTGTGTAACGTTGCCAGTATTTTTTGATTTGTCCAAATCTTGTGCAACTTTATCTAAGTCTGGTTCTTGACCACCACTTGGTTCTTGTTGTTGTGGGTCCACCGCTACTAATCTATTACCATCGGTTTTATGTGTGACCTTGCCTGTTCTTGGATCAGCCCAGCGGCCCCATCCTTTTGAGATAAGGCCCATCTGTTTAGCTTGTGCAGCAGCTTCTCCGTCTTCGTCTAACATTTCATTTAACATTCTCATTCTCATTCTCAGTGATTATGTTCTTCAAATCTAATTCGTAATTCTTGAAGTTCTAATTCAAGCTCATGAATAAGTTCTTGTTGATCATTTTGTATTTGAATTTTCTTACTAAGTCTCTCCCCCACCACATTTAATTCTTCTTTTGTAGCCATACTTTCTTCTTCTGACATAAGATTAGTTAGTGTAGATTCGACGGCATTAAATCTAGAACTAATTTGTCCCAAACTAAATACAAACGCTGTAATGGCAGTAACTCCTACCAATACTTGTTTTAGTGGAATATTAGAATCTAAAAATGCCATGACTTTGCTCACGGTATCTGACTACAAATGTATTATTTCACTTATTTGTGTCGATATCTTTTTTAATTTTCCATACGCCGTAACCAAGATTGTGTTTTCTAATTCTGACCAATCTACAAGAAACTTCTTATCAAGAATACCATTGTTTTTTTCCATGATAAGTTTATTAAGTGCATTTATAGTATAAATAGTATTTGTTTGTTTTTTTCTGTGAACGGAAATAGTTGATTCTAAAATATCACGTAAGTCAGCATTGACCACATTATACGTCAAAATTAACTGGTTAATATCTTCAACATTTTCCAGCACAAATATTTTTTCGAATACTACCTCATATTTATCTAGTACTTTTTTGTAAGTATCGTGCAACTCATCAGACTTACAAAAAGTTGAAAGCAATTGTGTTTTCATATGATGTCCAAAAAAGGTACATCAATAAATAGGTTTGTAAAATTCAAAAGTCCAAATTATGACCAACATTTACGCTGTACGGATATAAAAGTCTTTCTTTCAGCAAATCTCTGGTTCTTTCTGCATCTTCTCGTGCAATTTCAAACACCATTGAGTCGTATGTGTATAAAACTGGCGTCAAATTATCACGAATCAAATTATATAATTGTCTAACATTGGTTTCTGTCTCTAATGACTGAATATAATAATTGAAAACTTTATTTTTACTAGGATTGTCTACTACAATTGTATTATGGTAGTCGGTTAAGAGAAAACCTGAATGCTGGTACTGAATCCACAGCGTTTCTTGAAGTTGTTCGACCTGCTTAAACAAATCTATGTGTTTTACTCGTTCTTCTAACTCATAACCATATAGATTCTTGAATGTTATCTTTTTGGACTCTTCATATTGGTCACTTGTTAAATTTTCGGTATCAAAATACTGTTTTCCTAGCCAAGAATGGAGATCGTCGGGAATTTGTATGTCTAATTTGTTACAAATCAAGTGTAAATGATAACTATTGAAATCAATGTTGACCAATAACTTGTCACTAGCAAATGCCTGGCGAGATCCATCGGTTTTATTGAGTGCAGCATAGTTAATTCCACCATGAGTATTGCTTGGTCGTCCTGTTTTTGTATATAGATTATAGGAGGTGTATACTCTGTTCTCCCGTATGAGATATTGCTTGTCTTCCCCATAGTGGTGGGCGAATAGTTCGGGGTTTACAGGTACGCCTCGACGTTCTAATTGGGAGAATACATAGGGCATCATCTGGTGATACATCTTATAGTATCGGTCAGAATGTACAGTATTGGCGGTGACTCCTAGTTGCTTGACCATACCTTTCATATGATTAACGTGGTCATACACTGGAATGATGCGGTTGATATTTGTTACATTACCTAGCTTTACTTTATAGAAATGTTGTAACGTTGACCGATCTGGCATATCGTGAAACTGTAGTAGGTCGATGCAATTGTTTACCGTTACACCAACATTCAACAATTCTTTGATATCAATTGTATAAGCATTGTTGATGACCAGACCTTCTGCAGATTGTGTAGGATAATCTGGGTGGTCAAATGAGGAATAATATTCACCGTCTTGCGTTTTGATGTACATACAAGACAGAGAGGTGTGAATGGAATGCTGGTTGTGGTCTGATAACACATACAGAACAATCTTTTTTTGGTCGTTCGTTAGGATTGTTCTTAGGTGTTCACCATTGGTATATAGCATTACTCACCGACATAGAATTGATCGTATTTCCTTAGATAGCTTTTTATAGGAGGAAGTTTCCTACTAAGAAACATAACACTAGCTTCGTTCTGTGTCAAGACGCCTGGGATGGTGATGGGTTCTTTTCCGTCTTCGTAATTTGGATTTGCCGTGTCTACCATTATGGTCATGTCTTCTTTCTTACCCACAATAAGCCACTTTAGGTGACCAGTAACTACAAAGTTATTATCAAGATATCTTTCGTAATCTCTACGAGTTATTTCGTACACAACACCCTCTCGTTGAATATTATTAACAGGAGTTTCACGTAGTTGGTTTGCTTTACTAGCAAAATAACGATACATAAACTTTCTGTTTATGTCTTTTTGTTTGACCACGGGCATTGTGTTTTTAATCGTTACTATGAATGACATAATAATATCCTATGGTAGTGATGTTGGTATATCAAAATGGTTTGGGTCTTGTAGAGTTGAAAAATCTCCTCCCCAAGATTCTAACGCTCCCCACCGTAAAGAAACACTGGGGTTAGCCTCGGAAGCAACCTGCTTAAATATTTGAGCCACTGCGACATATGCAGTTTTTTGCCTAGTTTGATATCCGTTTGACGGTCCTATAAACTGCGGCTTTGTTAAAACTCTATACGATGCAGTCGGTAATAATGTTTTTTCAAACAATTGTATATCTACAGCATGACCAGTTAAATGTCTAGAATTTTCTGAGCCACCCGCCCTAGCATTTTCTTGTGGACTGCGACGAGCTGATATAACAACCATTTCTAATCCAAGAGAACCGTCCACACCAAACCCAGTAGTAGGTAATCTAGTTTTAACTTCTTCAACAATTTGTCTTAATGTAGAACTTAAAGTACTTAAATCTTTTTCGGCAGGTAGGAAAGGTTCAAAGTCTGGAGTTACCCCGGGCAACAAAGCGGTCCCAACATTTTCTGATAATTGTGGTGGTCGTTTTTCCTCTGGAGTTGATGCGATCATGATGCCATCAATTGTTGTTATCCAATTATCAGAACTAATATCATGTTTATATCCAGTTAACATGAATATATTATTTTCATCGTATGGAGACGGTAACATATTTCTAACAGTAAACATATCACCAAATCTAAATCCATCTAATCCATTTAATTTTATTGATATTTTTGCACTGGTGGGTAGCGTATTGAATAACCCACTTCGTATTATTTGAGATTTCATGCCCGGCGGAACAATTTCTTGATAACCTATAATACTAGAATAAACTTCACCTATTTTATCAAAGTAATTTTCAATTGCAGTATCGGCTTCTTCACTTGATGGCTCTGAGTTAACACCATTTTTTCGACGGCTTTTGTCTCTACGAAAAATATTAATGGACTTTAATTTAGGTTCCGTAGGTCTTATTATTTCTTCTGACGATGGGGATATCATACTGATAATATTTCCATCGTATCCGTTATCTATTAATTGTTTGCTAGCTGCGTCACCAACAACATCCTTCTCTCCAGTATTAAAAGAATTGGCTAAAACTGTGGATGCAACCGACGACGGTAACGAAAAATCAAAATTGTATGAAATAGCTTCTGTTAAATCATCTTCAAAAAAATTATAAATATCTTGAATTTGAGTTGGTAATTTATTTTCGTCGTAGATAACAATTTTAAATATTTCACTGTCACCCTCATCAATTGAAATATTTTTCATTTTTAAATTTAAAACACCATTTGTACTATTGTTTATTAAAGTTAATAATCTAGTAACAGCTTCCGCAATAGATTTAGAATTTATAAAAGCATTTCTAACTTTTTGATAATTTATAAAAATTCCAGAGTTTTTAACTTTAGTAAAATCTTCTTCAGAAACGGTTCCGTATTGTTCTTTAAATTCCCAAGAAGGTTCTATTTTAAAAAATTTATTTGAATCAAATTCTTCTGTTTCAAATTTTTCCTTATAATCATCTTCTCTACTAGTCTTTATGTAAGTAGTATATAAATTTTTATTATTTATAATAACATTTTTTGTATTATTAGAACGTAATATTGACCAATGGCCAATGGGTTCATATAAAAAAATAGGAGCATCTGTATCTGGTAGTAAATTTTCAAATGCTTCTTGAGAGGATTCTCTCAATCTATTTCTAGCGGCCCTACGGCCGATTATATTTGATATAAAATCTTTTCCTTCTGAATAATCTTTTATTTGAGCAACAGTCCCGACCAATGTTTGATACGAACCATCTTTATAAATCACACTGCGTTTTAGAATGTATGGAAGTAATCTATCCAATACATAATTTAACGATACCCAAACAAAATTAGAATCAGTTTGGTTCATTAACGAAATTAACGAAGCCTCAATAGTTTCATCTATTCCAATACCAGCTAAGGAAGCTCCGGCCTGAGCCGCCTGTTCGCCGGGGCCCTGACCACCACCCAAAATTAGTGACCCATCCAGTTGTATTTCTCTTACTGTTGTTTTTACTTTAATCTCAGTTGAACTTAATATATGATTAGCATAAGAATTTAACTCAGCATAATTGTCTGGGATGTCATCTTGAACTAATTGAAAAATTCTATCATATTCTGGATCATATTCTTCGTCTTCGGAATAACCAAAATTATTTTTAATTGAGTCAGAAAATTCATTATCTTTATAGGATAAAAATGTATCTTCTGGGGGTAAATTGAATATAAACTCCAAAGCATTAATAATATCTATTGAACCTTCATACTCATTATTTTCATTTAGACTAATTTTAAAATTGGAAACCAATCCAGCAACTCGTCCATCAGAGCGTCCTGCGGGTAATCTACTAACCTGTTTAATATCATTTTCAAATGGAGTTGTGTCGTCTAAATTTTTAAAGAACCCCAAGTCGTTAAAATTTGAAACAGATTCGGCAGTTCTGGTGTGACCATATTCAATGAGAATGGGGTTACCGGGACGCATAAATGTTTGATAAATAAAATCATACTGTTCTTTACCATAGAACTTAAAATTTACCGTGGCTTTAAATACTAAACCACCTTTTGATTGTGTTGAGATTGTTATGTCAGTTACGCCGGGAGATGGCAAATTAATTTTACTATCAACTCTCACTTCTCTTGGGGTGGATTCATTGTACGTGATTCCAACAACAGTACCTCTACCATCAATGTTGGTCATTTGATCTAGTGATTTGACCAAGTTGGTATCTGGAATACCCAAGGTGAACCCTCTTAGTTGTTCGCCATTTAGATTACCTTCAACAAGAGCGGTCACCCTTGCAGTTGGATGATATACTTGTTGACGAGCTTCACGACTCTTTCTAAAATTTAATTCGTCAATAATGTGTTGTCTAAACGTACCATTGAAAATGCCCATTAATCAATCCTTGGTATTACTAAAACCTTGTTTTGGGTAGGATAAAGAGTTCCGGTCACATCTTTGTTTGCACGTGCAATAACGTGCCACAGATTACTATCTCTATAAAATTTAAAAGCAATATTATCGTAACGTTCGCCAACTTGTGGTGTGTATGTAGTTAATATGGATGTATTTTGTGGAAATGAATCTGGTAGTGATATTTTATATACATCACCACGACCTTGTACCTTTTTAGTTTTTGTTTCTTTAAATCGTTTCATTGTTATTTCTCAACTATGGTGATGGCTCTGTTAAAATTGGATCTATATTAATATTTTCGTCTACAAATGCTGGGTCTGGGTCTGGGATCACAATATTAATTACTCCGGTACGTTGTGTTACAAACCCCGCCAAACCAAGATTAACTAAATTATCAACAGACGAGTTAACTGGTGTATAAATGTCGTTATCATCTGGAGAGTGTGTATTATTATCTAATAGTCGTAAATTGACGTTAGCAACAATTCTTGTAGGCAACTGAGAATCAATATCCCACGAAGCATCATTCTCAATATTATGTGTTAATGATTGTAGTAAACATGGCTGTTTAGGATATAAATTACCAATTTTAACATTTAAAATATTTGGAGTAATATAATTTCCTGTACTCGTTGGATATGCCTGAGATGTTAAGTAAGACATTTTTTGTATTATATGTTGTAATTCATCCTTAGAAAATGCCTGTAATGTTAATTTAAAACTTAAATCTCTGGTAACTTTATTGTATGTATAGAATGTTTCGTAGCGACCAATATATTTGCTTTCATTATATGTTGGTGTGACCGTTTCGTTCATGTCTTCAATGAATGCTCTAAATCTAACTGAATAGTCTGGTCTTACTATTAATTCGTCTCCATCAAATATAGTGGTCGGCATTACGGGTCCGAAAATAACATCAACGGTATCAACATCAAAATTTGTATCTATATCTCTTCTTTGAATTGAAAATTTTTGTTGAATGTTATCTTTATAGTATCTACTATTCCATTCTTTAGCAACAAACTTACCATCTTCTGGCATGCCTGGTGATGCTATTGAAATATTTTTGCCAGATCCTCTGCCTGATGCTAAATAATTTTGAACTTGCTCTTCATATGAAATTCCAGTGACCGGATCATCACCCTCGTATGAATTTTCAATTCCATGAAACTCTCTCATCTCGTCATAGTATGAAATTCTTATTTCTGGTCTATCACCTGTTGGGTTAGTAAACTGTGAGGTGAATGGAGAAAGTTGTCTTTGGAAATTAGCAACCACACTATCAATTTTACTTTTTCCTATTTTAATTAACGCTGGTTTTAAACTATTTTTTAAATCACCAAACCCACCCACAAATCCTCTACGAAAGTTTCTTAATGATATTCTATCTAGTTCATCATTTAATATACCACCCTTACGATATGATGAAAGACTTTTATCATTAAACTTAGATTTTAAATCATCACTGGTTTCTCTTTGTAGTCTAGCGTACTTTAAGTAATCTTCACCACCACCCAATATAGATTCTATTGTTTGTTTAATGTTTAAATGTCTACTTTTATGTACGAAAGGAACAGAATGTATTTGTACGTTTAACGGATTATACAATCTAGTCTGTGTAAATGTATTTCCTGTTTGTAACAACTGTTGTTTGCCAAGAAAGACCAGGCCCTGTGCAGACTTGTTAAACTGGAACATTCTGTTAAAGTCTCTTCTTGCACTTAAAGATATTGGATTTGATTGATCTTCAAAGAATGGATTCATTGGTTCTGCATTATCCAATGTAGTATAACGATAGGGTTGGGTATCACTATCATCTTTAACAGGATACTTTACATAATCGTATAATTCCGATTCTCTTTCTAAGAATAAATCTTTAAGTTCAGGCATTAGTAATTCCTAATAGCATTTTGTTGTTGTGATTCTATAGCCTTATCAAAACCTGTTATGTTTATTTCTTTTGGACCAAGACTACGTTCCTGTAGCATAATTAGTTTATCTAGTCTTGTTTCCAAACTTCTGTAATCTGCTTGTTGTGACGATATCTCACCCTTTCCATATAAGTCGGTTCCTGCGACCAAGGTATCGTTGTTATTGAGTGCAATATTTCCTGTTGGGGTGACCAAGGTTCTTTCGCCGTAGCCGGGTTTGGATACTATGTCGTTACCCATAATAGCTGGCACGCCATAGACCGTAGCCGCGGCTGCTCCTCCCCCGACGAGAGCGCCGACGCCCGCGCCGACGGCCGTGCCGAATATGGACCAAGGGAACGCGGCGAAGATCGCTCCAACTATAGCTCCACCCACCGCCGCCAGCGCAATTATAATCCCCTTCAATAAGTGATTTCTGTTAGTATCTAAATCCACCTGAGCATTAAAATTAATATCTTCATTATTAAGAATACGATCTATCTGGTCGGTAGTAAATCCTGTAGATTGTTCTAGACTAGCCAATTGGGCACGATTAAGCTGTGAAACGGAAGCGATTCCAGCTCCTTGCAAATCACGGCGAACAATATTAATTAAGTCATCCGTTGATCCATTTAAAGCGACACTCATTAATTCTGAAAAGTCCGTCGCCATGCCGGGAATCAATGCTCTGGTTTGAGCGAAACTTTCTACTGTTCCCTCAAAATCCATAGAGAAACCAGTCAGAGTTTGTTCAATTTTACCAAACTCTAATCCAAGTCTCTTAGCGTTCTTGATTCCCTGTACGATAAACTCATTGAATTTACCACCAGCACGAGCAACAGCACCTGCATTTTTAGTTAATTCTTCTGACGCGACTCCACTAACAATACCCTGTTCTTTAAACGCATCGAGTGCATCCGACGCAGATAATGCGTTAGACTGTAATGTTCTTTCTAACCCGACCAGTTGTTTAGCGGTCAATCCATAACTTTGAGCTACTTTAGTTAATTCTAATGCTGAACCGGAGGTTGCTAATTGTCCAGTTTCTTGAGCAAGAGCGCCTTGTGTTTCTAAAATTCGCCTACCACTAATCATGAATCCGGTTGATAGAGAATTAAAGAACGCACTAACTCTTTCATCGAATGCTTTGCCCATAGAAACACCACCCAATTCTTGTGACGTTCTAATTAAACTGTCTCTGAAGCCGGCTAATGCTGTAACCAGAACGGTTACTGCGGTAATGGCAATTCCTAATCCTTTTGCAAACGTTTGTGTCCTGTCTATTGCATCTTCGTCTGCTATTCTTTTATCAATAGCTGCCTGTTCCATTTGTTGTTTTTTTCGACCAGCATCGTAAAAAGTATCTAATTCAGCTTGTTGGTTTTGTAAATGTCCTCTATATCGTTCAAGTTTAGCCTCGCGTTCACGGCGCTTCTTCCCTTCTGAAAGAGGTTCCGTACGCTCAGAAACCTTGGCAATATTGCTAGACGTTCTAAACATTTTATTTTGGAGTTCTTCTAACTCTTCTGGAGTTAGTGCTTGTGCTTGCTTACTTATACTTGCATACTCGTCAACATCTAAACCATAAGTTTTTTGTAATATTTCTTTATTTTTTTTCGGATCTCCTAGAAGTTTCTGTAAATCTCCGCGTGCGCTCGTTCGATAGTCGGAACTAGCTCGTTCTGCAATTCGTTCTCTTAATGTGGGTTTGCCGCCGGTTACTGCCGTTTTAAGACCCTCAGCAAAACCTTTTTGTACGGCGGTTTGTATAACTAATTGAATTCTTTCGGCGGGAAGACTGAAGAATGCACGAAGTCCAGTTCCACCCACACCAAGTCGGGTATTTAAATCATTTTGTCCACCACCTGTGCCACCAAAGGTTCTAGTAGCTGTATCGGCTGCTTGTCTATTTACAGTATTGCTGAGACGGTTTATCGCACTGGTTAATGATCTCAAATCTTCTTCGTTCATTATCTTCTCGCGGATTTATCCATTTCCTGTTTTCGTTTTTCGGAAATGTCGTTTACAATCGTAACATAATAATTTCTTAACTTGGTCGGCATTTCATACCAATCTTTATATGTAAATCCATCTACATTCATGGTCAGGTTGACCAACATTTCATGTAGATACTTTTTATACTTCTGCGTCAGGCCAAAGAAAGTTAATCCCAATTGGGATACCTCCTGTGATTACATTACCACAATTCGTGCATTCTTCTTCGAGTGACATATCAATTGATGGATTGATATTATCGAATTCTTTTCTAATAAATTTTGCATCTCTAACGACCAGATTGTCTACCATCTTAGACAATTCATTTTTGTCGGTGACTCCGTTTAATGAAACTATAATATTTTTTAATCTTGAAGTAACCGACGATGAGGTTCCTAATTTCGATTCTAGAGCCTTAACAGTTTTTTCAAGTTGCATTTCTTCTTTTCTTGTTAATGTCTTAACCACGACATCTAAACCACTTGGTGTACTAAAGTTATAATGACCTTCACTGTTTGTATCTACAATCTCATCTGGAGCTTGTAATTGTGACAAATCTATAACATGGTCGATGTTTGTATCACACTTACCACAACTGATTTCTACTGGGTATTCTTTACCATAAGCAAGAACTCTTGATGCCACCAATACTGTATTTAAGTCTCCAGTAGACAAGTCTTTTGCTTTAACTCCCTCATGAATGACCAAACTATCCAGTAAAACATCAACAACTGTTCCTTTTGTAATAAGATTGGTATTTGTCAAAATATCTTCTTCTTTAGCTGTCATATACTTAACATCTAACTTACCACCATTTTCCCTTAGAGGATGTCCTTCAGGATAAATCTTACCCTGACTTGGTAACTGGATAACCTCCGTGGGGTACATAAAATCTGTCATAACTTTTTCCTTATATTGAATGTAACATATATAAATAGTTTAGTCTAAAAACTTTTCTCTTGTAAGCCGCTGTACGAACTCTTTAAATACTGACTTAGAATTTTCTGGATTGATGACCTCACCATCTACAATCTGTGCAGCCATCTTCATTTTTTCGTTGATGAGTTCCGACATATATTCGTCTATGCTGTTTTCTACTGTCATGTAATAAACCTGAACTTTTGCATCTTGACCAATTCTATGTACACGATCTTCTGCTTGTTCGTGGTTAGCAGGAACCCAATCTCTGTCTAAGAATATCACGGTATCAATAACGTGTTGTAATCCGTCAATACCCATACCAGCTGCTTTAAGACTGAACAAACCAATCTTAGCTTCCTCACTGACCAACTTGTCGATACTTTCTTGTCGGTCTTCTTTTTTCATACTACCATGTAATAGAACTGCTTCATGACCGTATCGTTCTGCTAGTTGTTTCAATGGTTCTATAAAACAACAGAAAATTATAAGTGGTCTATCGTTGTCTAAATACTCGTCTATGATTTCATGTAACCGAGGCATCTTCTTATCAATTAAGAATGATTGAATTTTAGGCATAGTGCCTATGGTCGGCTTACCGCTGAACTTCCACTCACTAAACAATTCGTCTAACATCTTAAGATATTCTCTACGTTCTGTAGTAGATAATTCAATGTACAAATCGTTTCTTTGTTTATCGGGAAGTTCTGCTAGAACATCACTTTTCTTACGGCGAATGGTCAAGTCTTTTGTACGTTCATGTAACTCTTTTAAGTTTCTGACCGGGACACCTTTCCATCCACCATAACGTTGTGTGAAGTGATAGAAGTTGCTGAACCTGTTCTTATCTAGCATATGTAGTAGGGTGAAGGCCTCGACCGGGCGAGACATTACAGGGGTGCCTGTGAGGAATACGAGGTGGTCTGTCTTGATGCCGGGGTATCGTCTACGTTCTTTGTACGACCCAAGTAATGATTTGAACCGAATTGTATTTCTGTTCTTTAGAAAGGTAGCTTCATCACACACCAACATATCAAAGTCCATCTTTCTTAGTACATCGTGAACCTTTCGTACAGCGTCATAATTGATTATGTGGAATTGATTTTCTAAATCACCATCAACATTTTTACTTGTCCATACTGTGCTATTTAGACCAGCAAACTTTTTGACTTCTTTTCTCCAATTGATGACCACGGATAACGGAGCAACTACCAAAGTTTTGAGATTCATCATTTTAGCATATGCAATTGCTTGGGCAGTTTTACCTAATCCCGGCTGGTCAGCTATTAACGCTCTACCTTTTGTATGATGTAAAAACTCTACGCCGACTTTCTGATATGGGAATAGTTCTAATAACAATCCTTCTATCTTAAAATCGGTATCGTCTTTTTCTCTTACTTCTCGTCTAACTTTTTGCTCTTCAACTACTTGTTTGTATATACGCTTTATCTTCGGTGTTACTTTGACCTCATAAGTTTTGATAATTTCAATTACCTTGGGCAACTGAACAATAGGAAACTCCCATTGTTTTTCTTTATCATTCCACTTGCGACCATCAATAGTAGACTTGAATCTATGGATAAGAGATTTGTCATATGGCATATTGATCTTAGCCATGTCTTTACTTAGCTCACTAATCTCAATAACCTTCTTGTGTTTAACAAGTTTGTTCTCTGTGGTTTTGACCCGCGGTAATTTAAGATGACTAACGTCTTTATTTTCTAACGCAAGGGTAACGGCTTCTCTCCACAGCGGAGAGAAGCCATCCTTACCCTTAATCCAATATGCGTAATCTGGATTTTCTCGTATAATGTGCGCAAGAGTATATCCCTTAAATTTGCCAAAGGGAAAGACCACAGATTCAGCTGAATCGTGGGGCATACTATTCGGTAGCGGTTTCTACTTTAACGAAACGAGAACCTTCGACATCTAGTAGCCAACCTTCTTCTTGCTTTAGAGACATCATTTCCATAAGTTCCTGTGATGACTCAGTGATGTCGTTCATCAAACGTTGTTGAATTGTTTGTAACTCGCGATTACTGTTTTCGATAAGAGTGACCAGAGCTTTTGGAAGTGGTCGTTCGTCAACAATTGTAACCTGTTGTTGTGGCACTTCTGCTGGTTGTACTGCTTCTTGTACTGCTTCTTTTTTCTTGGACATATAACCTCCATTAAGTAAATAACTATATATAATAAGTAGTTTGTTTTAATTTGTCAATAGGGAAAAGATCATACGAATGATACTTCTTTCCAAGCACTACCGTCGTGAAAATATAATTTTTCAGTAGCACCCGAAGAAGAAACTGCGATTGAACCTGTGATAGTTATATCGCTGGGTAATGGATCTTGTGATTGTAATGTTAATACAGCACTAGCACTTATACTACCCGATATCGTTAGTTCTTTTGTTGGCGTTGCGGTGCTAACACCAACTAAACTTCCTGTCACAACCAAGGCATTTTGATTGAATGTTCCCATTGTGACAGTATCATCACTGGTCACCTCTAATATGGGGAACCCTGAAATATCGTTGACCGACATAAGAGAACCAGACAAACTATCAGATATGCCAAATAAAGAACCACTGTTTCC